CACAGCCTCGTTGAATGAGTCTATGGTTGTCTGCGTGATGGTCTTTCCGTCAATCTCGATGATTTCCATGAGACCGTCAAAGGCCGCTGAGACATCGTCCCATTCGGCAGCAGTCGAACCAAGCTCATCGAGTCCAAGCTTCATCGCAAGAGCATCGAGGCCCATGGCTGTGGTGATCTCATCCTTCTTATCAACAGCCTTGGCGTAAGTCTCCATGAGGTTCTGCACAGATGCAGTGTCACCATTGCGGAATGCAGTGGCAATCTCCTCAATGACCTGCGCTCCGTCCTTTCCGAGGTTTTCCAGATAAGACAGGAACTCAGGCGTGATCTGTCCGGCATTGTCACGGATAACAGCGAGGTTGTCCATGTATCTGGTCATACCTGCAAGCTGTGACTCCATAGCCGTCAGCATCTTTGCCATGCCGTTCTCTTGGTTTTGCGTCCACTCATCAAAAGAGGAGATTCCAAACGCAGAATCAGCCGCATCCTTGACGGAGTCGTAAGCCTCACGGATCTGCTTGGAAGACTCAACAGTAGCTTTACGGATTGCTTCGGTTGCAGATATTGCTTTCTTTTTGTTGTCGATATCAGTCTGCGTAGCATCCGCTGATCCTTTTATGGAATCTGCTTCATCGTCAAAAGCTTCTGATGTAATACCGAGTTCTTCTTCTAGCTCAGAAATAAGTTGCTCATATACCTTGATGAGTTTGCTTGATTCTTCCTGTGTGGAATTAGCTTCCTCCTGAGCATCCTTCAAGCTAAGGTATTTATCCTCCGCAGCAGTTGTGGCCTCGTTTACGTCATACCAACCTTGCCCCATATCTTTGAAGAACCCAAGGATACCACCTTTGTTTTCTTCGATGGTTTCGGCATTTTCCTTAATGAATTCATTCATGCCGGACTGAGCCGCTGTCGCATTTGCAGTTGCTTCAGCCAATCCCTGATACAATCCTTGCAGACTGCTCTTGTAGGCTTCAAGCATCATCATCTTTTGAGCGTTTGTGACGTAAGTCTCCAGCTGCTCATTCGTCAACTTCAGCTCGCCAGTGTTCTCATTCCATGCATCAGCAATCTCCGGCACGGTTTTCGCCATATCGTTAATGACACTGGTGATTTTGTGCTTGGTAAATTCATCCTGTACAACGATGACACCCTCTTCAGCATCAGACATATATCCGAGTGCTTCCGTGACTTCCGAGATGCCTTCCTTGCTATCTCCGATTTTGAGGAAATTCTTGGCAACCTTATCCGTCTTCTTGTCAATCTTGACAAAGCCACCATCAGCGAGTCCGTCCATCTCTTCCTTGACGGTCTTCTTCGTCTCCTCTGACGCATGAGCAAGGTATCCAAAGCCCTTGTCTGCTAATCCTGTCAGAGACGTGGTCATCTCTCCAGAAGGAGTGGTCAGGTCTGTCTCCGTAAACTGCTTACAGTTCTCAAGCACCTCGGACAGGAACTGCTTGGAAGTCTCAAGCTTTCCGACTTCCATCTCAGCATTGGCAACAATGCCCTTGGAATTCTCCAGTGCTCTCGTGGCTTCGTCATTGGATTTCTTGATATCCTCGATGAATGTCTCCAGCTCAGACTTCGGAGCGTCCACAATCGATGTCAGACCGCTGAGCATATTCGTGGCAAGCTCAACCACCGTGGACAAAGGCCCAGAGAAGTAGTTGTACATGGCAATGCCAAGACCTTCCATGGCACTGTCAAACTCGGTCAGTTTGCCTTGCAGATTGTCCTGCATGGTCTCAGCCATGTTCTGAGCGGCTCCGTCACAGTGCTCCAGCTCATCCTTGTAGCCCTTGATGTTGTCTACGCCCTCATTGAGGAGCATATTCAGACCACTGACAGAACGGCTCGTGAACGTGGTCGCAACAGCCGCCGCCTTCTCGGCATTTCCCATGCCCTGTGTTGCGGCATCAACATCAACAAGGATGTCCGTCAAATCACGGAAATTGCCCTGCGAGTCAACCACAGCGACCGAAGTGTCACCAATCTGAATAGCGCCATCTTCCATCTTTGCTGTGATGTCTCGCATGATAGCCGCCAGTTTCGTGCCTGCCTCGGATCCCTTGGTTCCTTGGTTGGCAAAAGCTTCCAGCAGGGCCGTTGTGGTCTCCATGCTCTGACCGGATGCATTCATGTTTGCGGCACAGTTTCCGAACGCATCGCCCAACTGCGTAACAGTTGTGTTGCTGTTGGCCTGTGCATAGGCCATCTGGTCAGCCATCTTGCCTGCTTCGCTTGCGCTCTTTCCGAATGCGGACAGGTAGTCGGTGACCATGTCGGAAGCTTCAGCCAAATCCATCTCGGATGCAGCCGCAAGGGAGACAACTCCGTCAATGGATGCGAGCATCTCGTTCGTATCCCATCCGGCAAGGCTCATGTAGCTAAAGCCATCAGCAACCTGTTTGGCAGAAAACTTTGTTGTCGAACCAAGCTCTCTGGCCTTCTTCGACATCTGATTGAGCTGGTCATTGGACGCACCAGATAAAGCTCCAACCTTGCTCATGGATGCTTCAAACGCAGAGCCAACCTCCACAACGTACTTGGCTGCATCCGCTGCCGCATCTGCTGCCGCATGGAGTCCAGAGGCCGCTGCATCAATCAGCTTTGCCTTGACCATCGAGCCAAGGGACACGTTGACGGTTTCGAAACCATCTCCTGCCGTCTTGGCTTCCTCTCCGATCTGGCCCAGCTGCTCGCCTGCTCCGTCTGTGGACTTCTCCAACTCAGCCATGGCATCGGACGTCTCATCGACTGCCTTCTCTGTCTTAGCTGTTTCGGTCTCGGCATCGTACAGTTTTTTCTGCCAGTCCTCGACTCGGTTGCCTGCCGTCTCGTAGGCTCTCTCGCCCTTCTCGACAGCTTCGGCAAGTCCTGCGACCACACGCTCCTGCTTCTCGATCTCGTCATTGGTAGCAGAGCCGGACTTCTGCATCTCTTCCAGTTCAGCCGTTGCCTTATCGAGTGCGGTGCGGTATTCGCTCAGCTGCTTTCCGACAGACTCATAATCGTCCTTGGCATGAGACAGGCCCTTCCGGACAGCCTCCTCTTTCTTCTGCGATGCTTCAAGAACATCGTTCAAAGCAGAGTGCCTCTTCCGCAGGGCCTCGATACTGTCTGTCTGACCGTCCGTCTGAGTCTCGACCAGTTTCAGAGCGGACTTCATGGTGTTGAGTGACTTGGTACACGCCGTAACCGCACTCTTAAATTCCTTCTCGCCATCAAGAGCGATAACTGCCCCTATCTTTCTCGCAGCCATATGTAAAATCACGCTCCTTGATATACTTTCTTTTGTATGATCATGTTATGGTGTCGCTTAAACATCTCGTAGACTGTCAGCCACTTCGAGTAGTACATCTGCGACACTTCCTTCTCTGTGTATCCGCATTGCATTCCGATGTAGCAGACCCAACCGAAGTCAATCAGCGTCTTGGCATCTGGGTCTCGGTATCCGTCTACTTCTTCGGACTCTCCCTCTTTTTTGGGGACTTTTTTCCTGCCACGCATTCTTCGAACTCCGTGAAAGCAATGATTGCGAGTCCGTTGATGGTGTACTGATCCTGCTGTTTCAGTTCCTTTTCCGTGGGCGGCTGAAGGTCGCTTCCGGAAATCTCGATGCCCTCCTCGATCATCCAGATCAGGCTCTGACAGACAAGCTTGATGTCCGGCAGTGTGCACAGCCCGATCGTCCGGTCGATGACTCCGTCAGCATCGATTTTCGGAATGTAGCCTCTGAGCTTATCCTCAACTTCGACCAGGTCACCCACTTCTGTCTGGATTTTCTCGAGCACGAGCATATCGCACTTGTACGGATACACAGTTCCATTCAGTTCAAATTCCTTGAGGTCACGTTCAAACATTACTTTTCCCTCCATGCAAAAAAAGGAGCAGGATGTGACTCCTGCCCCTTAATTGAATTGGTCTCGATCAGGTTGTCGGGAACTTCGTGTTGATGTAAGCGACAGCAGCCGCCTCAGTGTCGAAGTTCTCGATATATCTCCATACTCCGTTGTCATCCGGCAGTGCCGTGCCTTCAGCGGACGGGGTCTGGAACTCGGTAGACTCACCACGAGTCTGCAGGCTGGTGCTCGGTTCAGACCACTGGGTCTTGGGATACACACGAGCCTCATACGATCTCACACCGTTAACTTTCTTCACACCGATGACAGCGAATCCGCAGTAACCTGCCGCATCATCGATATCGGAAACCTGCTCGCCCTCAGAGGTCTGATGACCAAACATCGGCTCGACAGCTTCGTCCGGAATGTGAGTGATGCCAAGAGACAGAGCCGCAGACGTGATACCACGCTCGGACTCAGCCAGTGCGTCATCTCCGTACAGAGTAGCCTCAGCTACGTTCGGAGTCTCTTCGAAAGTGGTTGCCTTTCCGAAAGCGATCGGGGTCAGGTATTTGCCTGCAGTCTCGCCAAACGGAGCAACAAAAGGTTTTCTAACACCTACATATGCCATAGTATTATCCTCCTTGATTAGATAGCTTCAACCTGTTGGAACTCTTCGTCCTCAATCTCGCACTCAAAAATGAGATGCCTGATCTTCTGCGTGCCGCTCGATGCCGTTGTGGTGTCATCCACAAGGACATTCACGGCAGGATATGAGAATCCGGCAGAAAACAGCGCATCTCTGATTGTGTTCTTGATCGTGAAGAAATTCTTACTAGCAGGCATGAACAGATGCACCTGCACTGAATGGACAGCGGTCTGCGGAGCATCGTCTCCGTACAGATTCCCACGGTCATCCGCAAGATTGTACGTCATCCAACGCTCCGGCCTGTCCGCATCCTTGCCAGTGTAGACATCGGGCCATGCAGGAAGTCCAAGGTTATCGGCTATGGTTTTTATCTTCTGAAAAGTGTTCATATGGACACCTTCTTTGTGTACTTGTCAAATATGTCTTGATACTGCTTCTCGATCCTGCTCTCCACGTCCTTGACAGCAGGAGTCACCACAGGAGTGGCCTTCTGTTTGTATGTGCCATACTCCAAATAAGCCATCTTCTCCATGTTCCGTACTCCGTTCTTGTCTCGACCAGTAGGTCTAACAACGAGGTACTTTCCAAGTTTGTTCTGCTTGACGCCTGTGGACTTGATGGATGAGACCATCGCACCAGTCTCCTTGTGCTTCGAAGCGTGACCTCTGAGACTCTCAAGCATGACAGGCTCAGCGGCTTTCACCATCTCATCCGTCATCTTGTCGATGTCGAGCGAGGTCAGTTCCTTGATGACATCATCAAAGCCTGTGCTCTTAATTCTCGCCATCCGAAACACCGCCTTTCCGTTCAAGGTAAAGCTCCACCTCGTCCATGCCTGTCCGGTATGTCCGGTAAACTCCGTAGATGGAATTGTCCACGATGACCTCATCTTGGTCAGCGTACTCAGCCGCCCACAAAGTCACCTTCATGGACGGCTTGATGTTGTTCTGACCAAATGCAGCAATCTCCGTACCTGACACGGACGAGACCTTGCACCACACCGTCTGCTTGATCATCTCCGGCTCGTCAGGAGCAAAGCCGGAAGCATCCTGAGTGCTGACGTAGGAAACGAGCTGACACTTCTGATTCTTATCGTTCAGAACCATCGGCATCACTCTCCTTCCTCGTTGTAGTCACCTGACTGTGCAAGACCGTTTCGGAGGTTGCGGTAGCTGTCTCTGTATCGCTCAGCCTCCCCGTTGTAGTTCTCCTGCCACCTGAGATAGAGCCGGAGACAGGCAAGCACGAGAGCCGTATCTGTCGGAATGACCTCGACACCAACACGAGAGAGGTCAAGCAGAAATGCGTTTTTTAGGTCGATGAGCTCGTCATCGAGAGCATCGGAGGAGATCCGAATCATATCTCGAAGTTTCTCAATCGATACATCGAGAGTGAGCATTCAGATCACCTCCTAGTTCTGCTGTTCCAACATCTCAGCAATGATGTCAGCTTTTCGAGTAGCAGTGATCGTCCATCCCTTTTCCGCTGCGATCGACCTTAACTGGGATACGGTTAAGGCAGACAGCTCCTCCTCCGACAGAGTTCCATCGGAGTTGGAGTCGGCTGTCTCAGCGGTTATGATTCCCCCGAGGTCTGCGAGGTCTGGGGAGTCAGGAGTGCGTGTGCCTTGGTGGTGGTCACATCACCATCGACAATCGCATAAGCGCAGTAGTCAGCGGTCCTTGCCTTGGCGTGCTCCTCAGTGGTCAGGGACATATCCTTGTTGACGTTGGCAATGTAGCCAACACCAGGAGCGGAGAACAGGATATCGCCATCATTCATGGCATCCTCTTCCTTGACTTCGATGCCGAAGATCCGAGCGATGCCGCCATTGACCGGATCAGCGACCATGATCGGACGGAGGTTCGCATCCTTGACGTTTGCAAGCTCATCCCAGATGGTCTTGCTGTTCGCATAGATCCGCAGCTCGCTGGAGCCAGCCTTGATCTTCGCACGAGCTGCAGTCAGGTTTGCATAAGCCAGAGATCCGGCAGTATAGGTGACAACCTGCGGAGTGGAGGTCTCAGCCTTCAGAGCAGTGATGATACCCTTCGGTTCCGGCTTGAAGGAATCACCAGAGCCAGGCTGGCCCTTACCCTTGGCAACACCGTAGGACAGAGCAGCGCCCATCTTCTTGGCAAGCTTTCTCTGGATGAACGGGATGAAGTCCTCGATCGCCATCTCACGGAGCTTCCAGGAGATGGTGATGTCACGAGCCAGCTCGCAGCCAGTCAGGTTGACGGTGCGGAACACCTCGGAACCTTCAGCTGTAGCAGTTGCCTCGTCATACCAAGCAGCATCACTGGAGGTGTCGGACACCACCATGGTGTAGTTGCCGTTGACATAGGTCTTCTGAGCGTCTGCCCACAGCGGATGCTCTTCCTCGATCAGATCCCAGATGCCGTCTGCAACAGACTGCGGAATCACGGATCCGGTATTGACAGTGGTGAGTGCAGCGTTGACCATGGTGATTGTATTCTGCTCAGCATCGTTGAGCTTCTTGCCCATCATCATCTTGGCCCATGCGTTCTTGTAGGCCTCGCTGGAAGCATCGACCTTCTCGTCAGCCGGAGCGGCCTGCGGAGCGAAAGAAACCTGCTCAGCAACTCTTGCATCCTCAACCTGTGCGGAACGGACATTGTTGATGTCCAGCACACGCTGATTGTCGGACAGAGCGTTCAGATCGGAGATGGCCTGTGCGGTCTCGTCCCATGCCTTGTCCAGATTGTCCATTTCAGCCATTTTGGCCTTAGCATCCTCGATGTTTCCGGCATCGATCATGCCCTGTGCCTCATCAGAGAGGGCTTTTCTCTTCTCGAGATATTCGTTGTAAGTCATGTTGGTATCCTCCTATTTGATAAAAATTTGAGCTTTCATTATTCAGTTAGATCAGTTTGGTATTCAGCAGATTTAGCTGGCACTGTGCGAGTGCCTTCTCGTCCACTGGTGCAGGTTCTGGGGTTTCACCCTTCGCAATCATCGCCCTCACACGGTCCATCTGCTCTGCTGTGGGCAGCTCAAACAGTCCGTATGATGCGACCATCGGCATCGGTTCGCTCTTGTTTTCGAAGATGATCTCATCCACCAGTCCACGCTCTTTGGCCTGCTCGGCAGTGAGCCATGTCTCGTGCTCCATCATCTCCAGTGCTTCCTCCTCGGACATCCCTGTCTTGGCTGTGTAAGCCGTGCAGAGTGCTCTGTCAGCCGTCCGAAGGACTTCCGCCATGTGCTCCATGTCGTTGTGGTTGCCACTGACTCCAGAGCTCACACAATGCACCATCATCAGAGCCGTGGGAGCCATTGCACAATGACTCGCACAAGCAATGATGGATGCCGCACTACAAGCCTCACCAGTGATGTAGATGTTCACCGGATTCGTTTCCGACTTCTGCCGGAGGAGCGTGTAGATTTCACTTCCGACATCGATCACTCCGCCAGGACTGTTGATGTAGACATCTGCCTCATCTTCTGGGGCCATCTTGTCGAGCACACTGGACACATCTCTTGTGCAGGTGCAGTCCATCTCCAGCCATTCGTAGAACCACTTATAGTCATTCGGGACGATCCGTCCTCGGACATCGATCCTATGCTTCGCCATTGTCCTCACCTCCTTCTGTGATCGGCACTGTATCTAATCTTCTGACGTAGACATCGCCGCCATCGATTGGCGGAAGATTTAGGATCCTCCGAATCTCATTGGCGGACATGATGCCACGGTCAAGGAACGCAACCAGCTGAAGCTTTGTTTGCATGGAAGCGCATTGCAGATTGCTCGACTCGAACACGATCCTGTTTCCGACAGCAATTTCTTTCCGAGAAAACAAACGAGCCGTAAGCACATCCCCAAACTGGATGGCAATCGGCTCGATCTCTGCCTCGTAATAGGCATTCCATTGATTTTCTGTATAATCAGACTGGACAATGTGTTTGTTCGTGTTGAAGAACGAATAAACCCTGTCGATCAATCTGTCCTGAATTGCTGCGTTCGGAACGTAGTCCTTTGGCTCAATCTGCTTGGCATCCGCTTTCGCATCGACACCAGCTGCACCGAAGCTGTCGCTCTCAACAGATAAGTAGTTGTTGACGAACTGCGTGACCTGGTTCTTGACATCCTCCGGCCTCATGCTGTTGTTAAACTTCAACAGCCATCTGATAATGCCGGAATTCTTGATCGCTTTGACAATGCCCTGGTCGATGGTTCCGACACACTCCATCAACTGGATGAGAGCGGCCCCTGGACTGTTTCCAAAGATCTCATTCTCGCAGAAGTCCTGTCGAAGATGCAGGATGTCGGTATACAGAACCGTGAGCATCTTTCCGTTCGTCAGCATGAACTGGATGAACAAGGTTCCGTACTTGTCACGGAGTGCTGTGGCACTGTCGCATCTGATCGGATAAAGGCCGCAAGGCCTATTGACCTCGTCACGGACAATCAATGCAAAAGCATTTCCGTTAAGGCTCAGCTGATAAGCCATGAATTCGGAGAACTGTTGCATGGTCATTGTCGGATTGGGATACTGCAGGAGCATCTTGATGTTTGCCATCGGGTTGACCTGCAGGCCTTTATCCTTGTCCTCTCGGATGTGCTTTGCTACAAGCTTTCCGATTGCTTTCGCTTTCGGACGGATGCAGCTCATAACGAGATCAGACTGGTATAGCTTTCCGTTCCAGGAAACAAAGTGCTCTCCCCACAGATTGACCATCTGAATGGTTGTTTTTTCGGTAGGCTTGGCAGCCGTGGGATCACGGCTCCTGCCAATATTAAAGAGTCTTGGCAATCTCATAGATTTCACCTCTTTCGTCAAATCATGCTCATGTAATCGTTAAGGTACTCTTGGTAGACCACATATGCGTCAAGCAATGCGGCAGTCCCATCTATACGTCTTGTCGGAACACTGGTTTTGGCAGGCTGGATGTTGTTGTTCTTGTCAACATCGACAGCCGTATTGAACAGACACCACTTGTCAATCGGATTGTCATTGTAGATGACCATCTTCGCATCAAGATCAGCGCCCAGCGTCTTCATCGGAGCAGACAGTGTCTTCTTCCCTTGGATGACCTTGACCATGACATCCTTCCCGAAGTTGGCTTCCATCTCTTCCACCCAATACTGAGCAGACCATGAGTCATAGCCAACCTTGAAAAGGTAAATGTCATATGTGTTCTGCACTTCCAGAAACCACTCCGTAACATCGTGATAGCTGATCTTGTTACCCTTGCACGGTCGCATCAGGCCCTGCTCGATCCACACGTCATAAGGGATATGATCCTCTTTGACTCTGCGTTCAACCAAGTCCTCTGGAATCCAGTACATCTGCAAGACATACACATGATCGTCATCCGGCACACGAAATATCACCTTTGCGGCTGTCAGGTCTGTTGTGCTGGACAAGTCCGTGCCGCCTATTCCGTAACGTGGCTTTAGATCAGCCAGTTCGAACTTAGTTGGATTGATAACCTGTTCAGCGGTCAGCCATGCCTCGGACGTGGTCTCGGCAATGTTAAACTCCTTGCAGACGAGATTCTTGACAAGAAGCGGATTTGCTTTGGCCTTCTCGACCTTGTCTCGGAGCGTGGTCAGATTCTTGATGGTTCCAAGACCAGGATTGGCCTTCTTCCAACAACGCTCCTCCGTCCACTCCTTTCGGCTGTCTAGTTCGTACACAAAAGCGATCAGACGCTCATCCTTGTAACCGTTCGGGTCAAAGTAACCGTCGATAACTCGCTTGGCTTCGTCATACTTCTGATCGTAGATATCCTCACGGACGGTTCCGGCAGTGGACGTGATAAAGATCAAAGGCTGTTCCCTTGCCGTCACACCGTCTGCGATGATGTCATACAATGCTTTGCCGGACCTCCACTGATGGATTTCATCCATAAGACCACAGTGGATATTCAGACCGTCCAGCGTATTACTGTCGGAAGCAAGTGGCTTGAATACTCCATCGTTGTAGTCGGAATCGATTTCTCCAACCAAGGGCCTTGTTCTCTTGGCAAGTGCCGGAGACTTCGCAATCATCCTCTTGGCTTCCATCCAGATAATCTTGGCCTGATCACGCTTGGAGGCACAGGCATAAACTTCGGGACCAGGCTCACCGTCAGCAAGCTGCATATACAGACCAACGATGGAAGCAATCAGCGATTTGCCATTCTTCTTTCCAACAATCAAAATCGCTTCTCTGTACTTCCGATTCCCATCGATGTCCACAAAACCAAAGACAGCTGCAAGCAGTGCCTTCTCCCACAGTTCCAAGACAACCCTCTGCCCTCCGCACTTTCCTTTGGAGTGGTGGCAGTAATTTTCGGCAAATTCGATAATGTGATTTGCTCTTTTCGGGACATAAAAAAACTCGTCCTGATGATCTAGGTCATAGACGAGCTTTCTATACGTCTTTTCAATTTTGGCGGAAACGATTTCTTCTCCCTTCTGGATCCGATCGTAATATTCCCTGATCGGATTGTAATCTTCCGGATAGGTGATCATTCGTCTCTGTTATTCACAAACTCATCAAAGCCGTCTGACACCTCCGCCTTCGTGTCGGACTCTCTCGGCAGCAAATCCGTCAGCTGCTTGATGCACTTCTGATAGATTCCACTGGTTGCAGTATACAGATCGGCAGCAGGCCGTCTTCTTTCATACGGAGCTGTCCTCTCCGACTGCGTGAACAATTCCACATACCCATTCTCATCGAGATCCGCTTCCAGATCCTCGATGGTTGCTTTAAGATAGGCAGCTCTCTCAATCAACCCACTGGCCACCTTTTTCTTCTTCGAATCAAGTCCGTCATATATCTGCTCAAGTCTTCGCTTCTCGGCCTTGATCCTCGCATCTTTGCTCTTCAATGCCATAAGTTTTCACTCCTTTTTCCTTTGTCCGTCCGTAAAAAAAGAAGGGAGGCCTCAAAAACGGCCTGCGGATTAAATCAAGG